CTAGAAGCTGATCGTGCTTGATGTGAACAAAGTAAGGGCGAAGGCCTGCAGCTTTTTCGTCGGCTAGGGTTGTGACGCCGTTAGCCTTTGGATAGTCAACCAGCACACCGCACAAGCCATAGCCCAGCGTTTCAGATAGCAAGCCAAAGGCAAAATTGTGCAGGTTGTTGCCCTGACGATCAATATCCTCTGACCATTCGACAATCTGAGGCGGTACATCTTGGCCAAGCTGCAAAGGCTTGCTGAATGGCTTTGACGCCATCACAGATACAGTCCGAGAAAAAGCAGGCAGCAGCGTAGCAACCGATAGCCGGGTTTCATAGCCCGCTTCGCTTTCGTCTTCCATCTTGGGCAGATACTTCTTACCCTCCGCACGCATGGACGTAGTACCCCCAAGCAAAGCGTCAGCAATGGCCCAATCTGCGGCCATTTCATTTACTTCGGTTGTCGGGTCGTTTACTTTAAGCATGCGTGAAAAAGTCCGCTCGTATCGCTACGGCAGGCCTTGTTTTGTGTCGTTTGGTTAGAAGGTTAGGCTTGTTACTGTTGCTGTTCGCTTGACGGCTGGCCATATTGCATCGACGCAATAACCTATTGCCGTTGTGATGTGCTGATACTTGTTTTTTTGGTCTTCTTGGAATGTCGAACCATCCTTAAGCTGCACCGTCGCCAAGCCTTTATCACACCATTTCGCGGTAACAGGGTTCACAAACAGGCTGCGAATACCATCGGCTGTTTTAACTTTTGCCCTGACTGCGTTTTGCCTGTCTTTGATCGCCGGATGTGCTGGCTTCACTTTGCGGGTGTACTGCCATCCGTTTGACTTCAATACGCCTTCAATGTCTGTGTAATCAGAAGCATGGCCGTGCTTTTCGCCAGCCTGCCCAGCAGGATCGCCATAAATCAGAACATGCTTGTTTTGATGGTCTTTGTACTTTTCGACAAACTCAAGTGCAGCCTGCTTTGAAACAGCACTTGTTAAAACAATCTCATCAAGCAAAAACAGATCATTGCCGCGCTTCACGCCTACAGCAGATGACAGCGGCGTAAAGTTTTGATCGTGCATCCATAGCAATTGCTCACTTGATGCGATGCGCTCACTTGTGTGATTGGCCGCGCTGTAATCCTCGTAGATTCGCCCGGTTGCGCCTTCAAAACTTGCTTCATATTCCTGGCTGAATTGCTTAGCGCTCATTTGCCGCTTGGCAGCAGCTATCGTGTCAGCAGGCAGAATCTCGGAGCTTTTCCAGTGGAACAACGCCCAATCAGGATCAGCACCAGACTCGGCATATCTCGCCATGTCGTAATAGTGGTTCAGTCCATCGGGCACACCAATCAACCAGCACCACGCCTTGTAATCAGGCCGCAATGGGTTAAACGTATCCAGCGATGGCCGGATATTTGCCGCCCATGCGTCAGGCTTGATGTCGGCTATTTCATCAATAACCCCACCAGTCCACAAAATACCTTCAATCCGTTCTGGCCTATCGAGGCCAATCAGGTGTATTTCGCTACCGTTGTTCAGGTAGATGATTAACTCAGTCTCTGACGGGTCGCGGCTTTGAAGCGTTGACAGGCAAAGCATCTTCATGTCTGCCCAGTAAATCTTTTTTACTTGGTCTCGCGTAGGTGCTGCAATGAAATACCGCTCACCCGGGTTCGATAGCGCTTGCTTTGCTACAAACCTCTTTGCCCGCTCCGTCTTGCCTGATCGCCTTCCAGCAGGGACAACCGGGAACCTTACGCCGTTACTGACGGCATTGATTAGCGCCCGTTGAACATGGTGTTCTTTGAGCTTGTACCAGCGCTTTAGCTCTCGCTGGGTTTTCAGTGATACAGCCATCAGTCAGGCAAGTGACTGACCAATTCCCTAAGCAGATCATCCTTCGATTGATTCGCGCCTGAGTTTTGGTCTTTGATAAATTCCTTGTTTGCCGCAAGCAAGTTCACGCCGATTTGGCTTGACTCGTTTGCAAGCTTGGTAAGCACTGCCACCCCTTTTAAGGATTCGATGCTTTCCTCACTAAGCGGTGCAGCGTCGTCTATCTCTGCAACCTTGCCATGGGCGATACCAGATAGCCTATGCGCGGTAGCTGCTCCGAACTTTCCAGCGCCTGCGAGATGCATTGATATGGAGCGCAGTTCATCCGCTAACGTAATTGCGTCGATTTGCGACGAAATCGGCAAATCTCGTAAAGCACGCTCAGCAGCAACTATTTGATTTGCAACGGTTTTAACGTCTTTTCGTTGCGCCGGAAATTTTCGACGCACTGAAGCCTCAGACGTCTTGAACTCTCGCGCTAAAGCCCTTGCTGATTCATTCCCAGTGAGTAGGCGTTTTCCTATCTGCTCCCACTGCTTATCTGTGAGGGAAGACTTTCTGCCCATTTGAAAATTGAACTCTGTTTTGTTTGAAGTAAGCCCGCATCAGGCTACCTTTCGGCTGCGGGTTGCTGTCTCGGTCACTTGATGACGCCACCGCACGCGCAGGAATTCCGCGCCTAAGCGCCCCCACTCAAGTTGCAGGGTGATGAATCAAGAAAGAGAAAAGCCCCGCCTCAAAATGTCGCACGGTTGCCGTGCGACTTAGCATTGAGTGCAGGGCTTGATCGAAGAGGAAAGCCCTTGTGATGTCTGTCCGTGGAAAGATGAAACATCACAGGAGCGCCAGGCAGGCACCAACCGATAGGCTGGCTTCCTTCACACTCAACCTAACCGCTGTTTAGGCAGCAGAGATGCGGTGTGATTGATGGCGACCGGGTTCCCCCAATCCTGCAAAAAAAGGATTTGCCTAGTTCTGCTTAACCATCACGGCTACTGACTGCCGACTTGCTTAAGGTCGTAGGTTTTTCAGATCAATGTATTTCAGGATTGCGGCCCCTACTTCCGTCACCGGACACATCTCCTCGCGCCTTACCGCGAATATTTAAGCATCAATCAGTATGCGTGATAGCCCCGTCTCCGGGATGGTCGTCAAATCGCAGACATGACTACGCATCGCTACTTCTGCAAGCGCTAATCAGGCGGTTTGCAGACTGCGGGCATGCTTTAGCCACGATGCTAGCGCTCTCTGGCGACCATTGAGCGCCTATCCTACACGGTTTTTATTGATGACGCAAGCGCTCATAAAGCGACTCCCGCGCAGCCGATAAGCAATCATCCATCAGTGTCGCCAATCGCCTACCCGACTCGCCGCACGGTAGCCTTTTCTCTCCGCTGCCTTTGCATACTGGGCAGACAACATCAGACAGGATTGGCGTGTCTTTGATGACCTCGCGCTGCTGCCCGTGGCAGGTTGTGCAAGTCTTGTCGAGCCACCACAAAAGCACAGCTATCGAATCATTGGCCGGGTCTGCTGCGCCTACCTTGCCAGCCATGTGTATCAGTTGATCGCGCATGCTTGGAAGCGCTTTTACCCGGCCTAGCATCAGTTTTTGCTCATGCAGCAACCAGCTATCAGAATCGGCCTGCGCCTGCTTAGCTTGCTCCTTTGCATTTCCTGGCAAGGTCTTGGCGTAGGCGTCTATTGCAGCCTGAGACATGCGCCGGGGCTTGGATACGCCGTCCCACTCGCTCACAAGGCGAAGCAATGCCATACCAACCCGTGAATGAGACCAGCCCGCCGCGATGATTACATCTGCCCCGCTTTCGACTTCTGCGCACACTCTTAAATTGCTAGAGTTTGTGCCGTTCATGTACCGCTCATCCATGGATATTGGTGAGGTCATAGGTTCCTTTCTTGATTACGATCAATTGATTAAGGCGTGTAAATCAGATCCAGTGCGGCCCATTGTTCCGCATCCAATACAGGCTTAATCCAACCAATGATGAGCCCATCAACACCAACCTTAAAAATAATGTAGTCGCCGTATCCTTCGTCACCAACGCACAATATTTTGTCTGGAACGTAGTAGCCCTTCCACTTCGCGATACGTTGCTTTGACTCGTTTAGAAGCCAGTATTCCCCCTGGTCGCACACCTTGTAATGCACATCTGCGGAGACTCCTTCAGGCCAGTTCTGAACAAGCCCGTTGTCTAGGTCTATTACAGGCGTCCAAAGGATTCCATTCCGTAGAGGGATTTTCCCCTCCGCGTCTTCATTGCCGTTCAAATAGGCATCTTCCCAATAGCGAACTTCTGCCGAAACTTCGATAAATCTAGCCTGTTTTTCACTGCTCATAGCTTCACTCCTATCGGGTTAGATCATCTGGGTGAATTTCCAGAAACGCAGCGATAGACCTTTGAATTGATCCAGCAGCTTCGCGGAGTTCGCCCAACCTTTGTTCCAGTGCAGCAATACGAGCGTCTTTCTCATCCATTCCAGCCGCCATATGAGCGGCAGCGCTATAGTCTTCATCGCCTACATAGCTCAGCAACTCACCGTAACCATACAGGCTGTAGCCGATCAACTGCGCAAACTGCTGCCTGTCGTCATTCGTGAAATCAAGACTTGCTATCTTGTTCATGTCACACGAAGGATGTGTGTCAAGCAAGTGGCAAACAATGCTGTTCCTCTTGAATCGCAAGACGCCTTTTTCATCTTCGCCAATTGGTTGAATTGGGTTTCTCATAGCTTCACCTTTTTTATCTTGAAATTGATACACCTGTAGCCGTACTTTTGCCGCTTCAGGTCGCATATGTGGATCACGCCTGAACTGACCTGCATTGATTGATGGTGTACGCAGGCACCGCAATTGGCATGCTTTCTAGCCTCTGCCTCTTGCTTGCGCTGCAAAACGGTCTCAGGGTTGCCCCACATGTGCGCGTCTAGGGTCATGCATTTCCTTTGTCGTCCTGGCGTTTCCACCTGTCCCATTGAATAAAAAAGTGAAGGCGGTTTGTCGCCGTCATCTTCTTTCTGCAATGCTGGATTTGGTGCTCAATGTTCTTGATTGAGCAATCCAGCAACCTAGCCGCACCTTTGGCACACCCAGCCTCGATAAAGGCGTCCATCACACGGGTTTGCCCTTCGGTTAGCCCCCAAGGGTTCATGCATAGGCCCCTGTTTTGTTCAATGCTCTGGTTAGCGTGTTCCGGTCAACCTGATATTCATATGCCAATTCCTTGATGAGCATTCCTGAGTTGCGCTTCTTCTCAATCTCGCGCACTTGGTCAGCGTTGAATTTGGGTTTTGTGTGGATTCGCCTGAAACCGCCTCTCATGCTGCCGCCCTTCTAGCAATCTGCCTGATTGAGTCCCGGCAAATAGGAACGCGCCTCATGATTTCGGCATGTGTGCACTTTTGCTCCAGCAATTCCTTAACGGCATCAATCCGCTTTTGATCTATGCGGGGCTTAATCAGTGCGCTACGGAATTTAGAGCGATACGACTCAGGCCGTGGGCAATCTTCAGGGACTTCAACCAGACACCAAATAGCCTCTAAGCGCCCTTTGTTGTTCCATCTGTCAATGAATGCATCAGGCATCAAGTGAAGCGTTGTGCTCACGTTGCCTTTGCTCTTTCCGACAATGCCAAAAAACTCGCATATTTCAGCCACTGTTGCGCCATCAGGATGACGTTTCAAATATTCCCTGATTCTTGGATGGTTTACCTTGCGTTTCATGCCTGCTCCTTTGCGTATTGCAGCTCTAGAATCAGTTGGCAATAGTGCAAAGCCTTGCGAATATCAGCCGCGCCGTTTTTGGCTTTGTGCCGGGTCACATACTTGATGACATTGCCCTGCAAAAAATCAAGGTTGTTTGCATGGATGAACTGGATTGGCTGGATAGCCATGTCCTTGTAATGCGTACCGCCTTCTTGGGTATCTGTTGCTTTCATGCTTCCAGCCTTTCTAAAGTCATTGCCAATAAATCCTCTTGCTTGCCGTACCTGGCTTCAAATGCTGCCTTGTATGGATGCACGGCTATCAAATCCGCAAACCCGGTGCCGTCTTGGTGATGCCCGGCGCATAGGGCCAAAACCTTTTTGTGTGCATCTGGTTTTGTTCGCCCGTCTATGTGATGGATAGACACCCAGCCGTTAAACCTGCCGTCTAAGTGGCAAGCGATGCAGCCCAGTTCTGCAATGCGGTCATGCAGGGCTTTGTCTGCTTTGGTGCGGGTGCGGCCTTTCATTTCAGTAACTCGTTCAGTTGCTTAATGCGATCAACCTGCGGCAAATCGGCCCGAATAATTGCATTGACTTTGTTTGTCAATTTGCCTTGAACAACCTTAATGATTAGCTCGTCTAGACGCATTGATAGACCCATGCTTTTGGCTGTTTTGCAAAGATCAAGCACACCAATACCAATGCGCTTTTCAATCAGCATGTCTATGCCGTAGGTGCCGATTGACTTGAACAACTCTTCATACTTGGCTTGTATTTCTTTTGGCGCTTTCTTGTAGCCGTAGCGACATGCCTGAAGCCACCCTTTGCCATTGATCTTTTCGGCGGTCGTGTTGACAACGCAAAAGCACTCGTCTTTATCAACCCCATCGGGAACAATGATGCATTCGATGTGTTTGAATCCTGCAATCTTTGCCGCTGCAAGACGCCTATTCCCGTCAACCAAATCACGATCAGACGTAATCGCAATTGGCTGAATAATCCCAATTTTTGATATGGACGCAGTAAGTTTCTCCATCGCTTTCCCGTCTTTTGTTCGGGATGGCGGGTTGTATGGAGTAGCAACAATTGACTCAATCGGCAACAGAAGAATTTTTCTGTCTGACACTTTTGCGTCAAAAATAATTCGATCTCTAGGTTTCATGGCATCCACTCCAATTCCAAAGCAAACTGCTTGGCATCTGGCTCAGTGGCTCGCGCCTGGCTAGGCCGGGATGTTGTCAAGGTGTGGGCTTTGTTGGCTTCCAGGCCCATGCGGTTAGCGCAGACCCTGCCAAGCGATAGATCACCAATGCACAAGTAGGCGGTGCTTAATGGGCGGTGGCATCGGGCGCAGCGTAGGGTGGTCATGCCATCACGCTCTCAATGAAGACTTGCGCGGCTTTTGCGTTAATCGCGTTACCGTAGGCGCGCAGGCGTCCCACTCTGGCGGGAGCCCCATGAGCCAGCGGGAATGTGCCGGGTTCAACTGGCCGCCACTTTCCATCCCGGCAGAAGAGCCAGTCAGCATCTCGCCAGTAGCCGTTAGTCGGGCCGGTTGATTGAGCGCCAGGTACTTGACCATTACTTGCAGGCTTGTGATGGCTGTTCGATTGCTGTTGCTGCCATCGCGCAACCCCATGCGCATCTTCATCGCTAGGTGTGCTTCGGGCGTCTTGTTGTCGTCGTTCGCCACTGGTGTCGGCCATCCCGCCAGCCACACCGCCCGCCCAAGCAGTGCATTGATCGGCACATTCGCGCACAGCCCGCCGTCCCTCCAGTCGCGCGTGGTTGGTGTTGGCCACCCAGTAAAGCCTGTCTCGGATGTGCGGGGCACCGACGCCCGCAGACGGGAACGCGATCGCCCCGACTCCGTAACCCAAGGCTTCCAGGTCAGTTTGTACAAGGTCGATCCAAGGGTTTGCGTCTTTGCTCGCAACCTGCTCTCCAAGGACGCTTGAAGGGCGGCACTGCTCGATGAGGTGATGGAAGGCTGGCCACAGGTGCCGCTCGTCAGAAAACCCAGCTCCCGTGCCCGCCGCGCTGAAAGGTTGGCACGGACAGGAACCGGTCCAAACAGGTCGCTCGTCGCTCCATCCGGCAGACCGGAGGGCATGGGACCAAACGCCAATGCCTGCGAAGAAATGGCACTGGGTGAAGCCTCGTAAGTCACTTGGTAGGACATCTTCAATACTCCGGTCATCGACCACGCCAGGCGCAATGCAGCCAGCGTCGATCAGATTGCGCAGCCATTCGGCGGCGTATTTGTTGTTCTCGTTGTAGTAGGCGGTCATGCCGCAATCTCCCGGCGCTCATTCTTGTAAACAGGCTCCACGCCAGATTGAGCGGCCATCGCTACAAGAAATTCCATCCAATCGCTGAATGTCTTTTTCCCCATCTTGGATGTGCGCTGTGGAAGCATGATTACCTTCCCGTCAAATGCCGCCATACGCATCTCGCCATCAAAGCATCCCGAAAGTACATCCTTCCAATCGTCTGCCGTAGCCCACTGCATCGCGCCATTGATGCATAGTTGCTTTTGTTCAGCGAAGCCTTGCAAGTAAGGCCATTGCGCGGCGTTCTGATCGAGTGTCCTGTTTGGTTCGCAAACGATAGTTACAAAACCATCAGGGGCGGTTTGAACCTCAGCAATAGCCCGCCTTCGGGCCATTTCATGAACGAGAACAAATGTCTTTTTGATCATGGCCTGAACTCCATAACAGCCTTGATAGCTGCGTGTGCGTCGATGGCATCGCGTTGGGCTTGGGTTTGGATTTGCGTCATACGACATGCCCCCATGATTGGTAGCTAGCTACCTTTTCAATCGTGCGAATGTGGACGCCGTGCTTCTTTGCTAGCGCCTCATTGCTCAGGTTTTCCTTGATGTGCTTACGCAGGTTTTCACGCTGTCGCATGGCTGATCTGATTTGCACTACATCCAAGTCGAGTAACTTGGCTTGCGGCAAGTCCTGCCCACGGGCGAAACGTCCGTGACAGAAGCTCAACCATTCATCGCGGGATACGGTTCCTGGGCGGCGGGTTTTCATGCTGCCTCCAGCACT